ATTGAAGCCAGAAGGTTGGACGCCACCTGATATTGATGGCGTATTAGAAAAGTCACACATTGAATATATTTGTGAATTGACTCAAGAAATTATGTAATTCTCGTATATATAACGTTATAATGTTTTTGTTGAAGGAGAACACACATGGTTAGAGTACTAGTAAAAGAGAAGCATGACGCTGAGCACACTCTTGGTACGTTTATTACTTGTGCTGAATATGCTGATGAAATTATCACAGAAGATTGTGATCTCTATGCTCTTGATCCTCTTAACCCAGATAAGAGGGACGAAGAGAATATCATTTTCAAATTTCGTAAGGGCGTATTTACAGATGAAGAGCGTCGTCTTTGCTATCACGGTTTGAGAGATGCTGCAACTGAATCACAGAACCGTGGCATGGCTGCTGGTCCTCGTGGCGATCAGCTTGGTCAAGAAGGTCGTGGTAATCGCGATTGGGTTACTGCTGAACATCTTGAAATTCTTTCGTTCCTTGCTCGTCCTCTCAACACTATTGATGACGGTACTACAATTGAAACAATTCGTGCCAGCCATAAAACACATAATGCCAAAGATGAAACACGTGGTCAAGTTTGGTTGCGCAGCGAAGTAACTAAGAAGTATCCTGAATATCATGGTTGGTTTGACAAGTGGGTTGCTGGTCTTGATAATCTTTCTCGCGATCAGCAAATTGCTGAAGCACAGTTTATCATTGACAATTATATTTCTGATACTAACTATGCTCAATCAGTTATGTCTGGTATTGCTGGTTACTATGATCGTTATCCTCGTATCCCTTACGGGCGCATGACTTCTTATACTGAAAAGAACTTTGAACAGTATACTAATTGCTATCCGTTCCTACGCAAGCTCAACAGTCAGTTTAGAGAATTGCTTCCTAAGCGTTGGAATAATCAACGTATCGAAGCAAACAAGCTTGATCCTAAGTTCTTGATTGACGAAACTGTGTTTACTACACTTACTGTCAATCATAACTGGCGCACCGCTTGTCACCGAGATGCTGGTGACTTGCACGAAGGCTTCTCTAACATTTGTGCGCTCGGTAAGGGCTGGCAAGGTGGTGAGTTCCTTCTTCCTGAGTTCCGTATCGGTATTAAGTTAGAATCAGGCGACATGTTGCTCGTTAACAATCATGGTGGTATTCATGCTAACGATGCACTTGTTGGCGAAGATAATGACCGTATGACTATTGTTGCATACTTCCGCGAAAAGATGGTTGATCTTAAATCTTGGGATTATGAAAATCTTCGCAAGCAATATATTGATGAACGTCGTAAAAACACTAACCACAAATACTGGCGTACTCTTTGGAACGGTGTATCTCCTAACATGTTCGAAGAACAGGAATGGTACGACTATATGAAAGCTAACAACATCGAAGATCCATATCCTAAACAAACTTCTGCAAGCTTGGAGGATTTCTTCGCATGAGTTTGCATGACTTTCTTGATGAAGAACGTGAGTTGCAGTGGTTTTATGACAACAATAAAAACAACACAGGACCAACGATTGGCTATCGCCGAGTAGCAGGTAAGGTCGGTCTTACTAAGAACGAAGCTGGCATTCGTGGTTCTTGGGTTGATAAACGAGTTGCTCTGTTTAAAACACTTGGCGAACGTTCTGCTCGAATCCACATACTTTCAAAATTGACAGATGAAACATCAGGAGATGGTGTTACAGTTTCTGATGATCATGAAGTTTACGATACTCTCTATCTCGAATTTGGTGGAACTAATCTTCAGTTCTACGGTAAGGACTGGGATAAGACAGTTGAAATTGTAAAACGTCACAAGAGTAAGAAGAAAATTTTCGTTTGTGATGATCCTGATCTTTCTTTCCTTTGGGAACTATTGCCTGATGAAGATTGGTCGTTGTGGACTATTGCAGCTAATGCAGTAAACACAGATGAAGTGTTGCGAGTTCTCAAAGCACCAGAAGGTGTATCTTGTATCCATCTACCTATGGACAAGGGTATGCAAGCTGATGACTTCAATGCAGGAACAATTCAAAAGATTGTTTACATTGGTCGCAACCAAGGTCGAGCTGTTTACTTCAAAATGTTTAACATATCACCATTCCTACAAATTGCTGGTAAAGTCAGCGAGTGGGAAGATTACCCGAACCTCACGCTCGTCGATATTCCTCAGCAAAAAGACAGGCGTGCTTTCTATCGCAACTACTATGGATGTTTAGCTGTCTATGATAAAAAACATGCGTCAACTGGTTGGCATACTGGTCGTGCTTATCATGCTCTGTATGCTGGCGTATCTGTCGTTGCTCCTCCTGGGAATGCTGGTCTTGATTGGACATATCCAGTAAACAATGCATACGACATTGAAACGTTCGTTAATCTTTCAGAACAAGAAAGATTTGAAATTTGGAAAAAACAACTTGACAAAGTGACAAAATGATAGTATCATATGATATTGATGGTGTTCTAGCTGAAGGACCACCACCTTCAGAAAAAAAGTGGGGAAGGATGAACAAGTACGAACGCTTGGATCGAAAGCGTTTTCTTGTTGAGTGGTATAGAACAGCGAAGCCTCTTCTAGTACCAGAAGATCATTTTTTCTTTGCAGTTTCAGCTAGAAAAAATGAAGGAGAAGTTTACGCTGCTACAAAAAAGTGGTTAGACTTTTATTATCCAGGACGAGTAGTAGATATCTATCTGCTAGAAGGTTCTCGTTCTGTTGCTAATGCAGCAGCTTTTAAAGCCGACGTTATCAAACGTAATGGTGTTCAAATTCATTATGAAGATAACAAGAAAGTTTTAAAGCTGATGAAGCTGATGGTTCCTGAAGTAAAATACTTCTTTTGGGAAAAAGGTATGGTAACACCTGTTGAATATTGATGGAGTATAATATGAATCTAGAATTTGGTAACATTAATGTAGTCTATGAAAATGAGTTAGGTCAAAACAATTATTCTGTTGATTCTAATTTAGCAAAGAAAATTTCTTATAAGTACGCAGAAAATAAGATTATTTCTGAATTTTCTGACTATATAGATAATACGTACGGTGAGCATTACAAAACTGAAGATCAGGATATCGAATGTTTTGATGCTTGGATTGCTCTAGGAGAATCTACTCCGACGTTTCGCAACACAGCTCTAAAATATCTTTGGCGCTATGGTAAGAAGAACGGCAACAACAAAGCCGATTTGATGAAAGCTCTACACTACACAATGATGTGTTTGTATGTTGATCACTATAAGGATGGTAAATAATGGAAATCAATATCCCGATTGAAAAGCTCCGCGAACACAAGCTCTTTGTTGCAACACCAATGTATGGTGGCCAGTGCGCTGGCATGTTCGCCAAGTCTTGTGCTGACTTGTCTGCAATTTGCACTCAGTATGGCATTCCCCTTCAGTTCTACTTCCTCTTCAATGAATCATTGATCACTCGCGCTCGTAACTATTGCGTAGATGAATTCATGCGTTCAGAAGCAGAACATCTTATGTTTATTGACTCTGACATTGGTTTTAATCCTCAGGATGTTATTGCTCTCATGGCTCTTCAGGCTATGGAACCAGAAAAGTATGACATCATCGGCGGTCCTTATCCTAAAAAGTGCATCAGCTGGGAAAAGATTAAGCTAGCAGTTGATAAGGGTATTGCTGATGAAGATCCTAACGTTCTTGAAAAGTTTGTTGGCGATTACGTTTTCAATCCAAAGGGTAATGCTGGTTCTATTCCGATCAGCGAGCCAGTTGAAGTTCTTGAAATTGGCACTGGCTTTATGATGGTTACTAAGAATGCTCTTAAGAAGTTTTCTGAAAGCTATCCTCAGTACTACTACAAGCCTGACCATATTCGTACGGAAGCATTTGACGGATCTCGTGAGATTCTTCAGTACTTCCAAGCTGAGATCGATCCTAAGTCGAAGCGCTACCTGTCAGAAGATTATTGGTTCTGTCAGAAGGTGCAAGAAATCGGTCTCCGTACTTGGTTCTGTCCTTGGATGAAGCTCCAGCATGTTGGTAGTTATATCTTTGGTGGATCGCTCGCTGATCTTGCTTCGATTGGCGCTGCTGCAACTGCTGACCCGAATGCTCTCGGCGGCAAAAAGAAGAAGTGAAAGGAACATATATTATGAATTTGAATACAAAAACTGTTGAAGTTCTCAAGAACTTTTATTCGATCAATCCTTCTCTTGTCGTCAAGGAAGGTAACGTACTAACCACTATTTCTACTGGCAAGACAATCGTTGCTAAGGCTACTGTGCCTGACACATTCGCAAAGCGTTTCGCCATGTATAATCTTGGTAAGTTTATCAACTCTGTTACTTCCTATGAAAAGGCAGAGCTTTCTTTCAATGACAGCCATGTTGTCATTAAGGAATCTGATAAGAGCGACAGCACTCGTTTGTCTTATGCTGATGAATCGGGTATTAAGGTTCCACCAGAAAAGAGCATTTCACTTCCGTCGATTGATGCAAGTGGCAAGCTTACAGCTGATGCACTTAATGTCGTTAAGAAGCAGCTCGGTATTCTTGATCTTCCTGAGATTGCAATTACTGGTGATGGAACTAA